GAGATCGTCGCCTGGTCAAAGCAGCATTATTGGTATCGTTAACGACCAGGGATCCAGTCCTGGCGGCAAAAGCAAAACTAATTGCTGCAACTATTACCGCTGCAAGTTTAACCAGGAGTCGATAAAATGGTAGATGTAACGATGTCAATGGACGAATACCTGTCATTGCTCGGAGGCTTAACGCAAGACGCAACGCCATCAATGCCTTCAGATAACCAGGTAATTCCAAAGAAGAAGAGATCCACCGCTTATCAGAGAAAATACAAAGCCAACTTCAAGAAAATCGCTCCTCGTTACAAAATGAAAAGCGGAAAGTGGAAGAAAAACGGCTTCAAGAACGCAGTAAAAGAGGCTCACAAAATGAGTCGAGGAACCAGGAAAGGCCAGGTTCGTAAAACTGCACGAAGAGCATTTGAAAGGAAGTGAATCCCCTGGGTATTCTTCACGTTCTAAATCAGATCCTTAAGGAATTAAAACTACTTCGTAAGGATTTGAAGAAGTAAAGCCTTCATTGTGGGATCGATATCGCTTCGATTGTGTAGCGCACCCATTAATTGACGGGTTGTTGCTTGACTAATCGTGTCTGAATTATGATCCGAATCAAGGTATTTTCTCAGGGCCCTGGTAACTGTCTCAGATTGGTTATGTTTTTTCTTGAGCTCTTGGACTAATTCGATAGGAATACTGAAGGTTCTGTTGACTCTCATTCCTCTTCACGCTCCAAATAGTCTTCGTCATACAATCCATGACATCGAGAACAGAGTCCACAATCGTCACAACTCATTCTTCTTCCTCCATCTTCATGCGACGTTGTAGTTCATCTCTCATCCATTCCAATAGATCGATACGAGTTGGATCATTTAACTCTCGCAAATACACTGCTTCCATCATAGAATGGTGCAGTCTTTGGAGTTCCATGTCTGTAAAACGGTCAAAAAGAGTACATCGATCCATCAGCAACACCTACAATTGGCCACAAAGTGGAAATTTACTTGACATTCACGGGCTTTCCATGGATGAACGATGCCATCACCGAGTGAAATCGTGTTGGTTGGGCAATAAAATACGGATCCGCATTTAGAACATTGTATGCACATATTACAACCCACGCAGAACTTACCTATGTATGTATCGGAGAAAACCTAGGGAACTTGATAGGTTTGGCTTTCAGTACCCTGAAAACCACCTAATACCGTGATAGGTTAATGATTCCAGTGTCTGAACTATTACTATAAACTGTCTACTATCATCAAAGGGTATGCCAGCAGGACTCAAGCCAACATCGTCAAGTATTCAAGTTTCAAACTCATTTACAGAAAGCGCAGCCAACACTCTAACAGAACTAAGGGTAGACCTCTCGCTTTCCAGTTTAGATCAAGAAGTCTTCGTCGTAGAGGCCATCGACCTGAACGGAGCATCTCCAGACTTGAACGCTAACCTCAACTCTGCTACATTTGTTTCATTGTCTACTACATCCCGTACAACCATCGGTTCAATTGGCGACACAAACGTAATTGCAGTTGCACAGAAAGACATCAAGAATGACGGTGTCAGTGCAGTTGCATTCCAGCAAGTTTCACCAGAAACTCCAACCGCAGGATCTCTCCCATACATTGGCATAATCGCGACTTCTGACTTCTTCGTTCAAATTCTTGGCGTCAACAACCTCGTCGCTAAGGCTTGCCAACTCCGTGTATACGGTTTTCGCGCCAGAATGGACGCAGCGGGCTATGCGGCTCTGGTCCAAAGCCAGGTCCTTTCTTCCTGATGGTGATTACCATCGTACAGATTCACGGGAACTATTGTGGGCCTAACTGGACTCATGGCCGAGCCATTCCAGCGTCGGACTATGACAAATTCCAGGAAGTCACTCCTATTGATGCCCTTGATCGTGCTTGCCAGGCTCATGATAAGGATTGTAGCCAGGGCGGTTGCTCTGCTAAAGGAGATCGTCGCCTGGTCAAAGCAGCATTATTGGTATCGTTAACGACCAGGGATCCAGTCCTGGCGGCAAAAGCAAAACTAATTGCTGCAACTATTACCGCTGCAAGTTTAACCAGGAGTCGAT